TGTTACAGCCGCAGTATAATATGCAAAGGGATTATTTGATTTTGATTCGTCAAATTGCAGTCCGATCTGTGCTAACTGCACAATTGCCTGTCCTTTCATTTCGTCATTATAGGTATAACCACGAACATTACCTCGTGTGGCATAGCGATCTACCAGCTTCATCCACATCATAGCAAGATTGTTTGTGGCTTTTCCGTGATCTTTGGAAAAATAACCGTTTTCCATACCGCCAATCCAGTGACTTTTGCCTACACAGACTAGATTACCGTCGTCGTCGAACTTCCAATGTTGAAAAGGAGGAAAATTCAATTTTACTTTGTGATCAGCTTCGGTTTTTGGGTTCTTTTTTCTACCAGGTTCTTCAGGAATATGAACAAACGTCATGACTCTGAAAATTAATTCTTCTTTGGTAATGGTTTTATAGTCTACTTCACAGTCTGCTTGCTTTACTCGTTCGCCTGCTGTCTTTCGTCTTTCGTAATCTTCTGTAGAAAGACGTTTTGCTTTGTTTCTTTTGGCTTCTGCTATGGTTCGAATGTTTATTTTGTCAACATCTGGTAGAATTATGTCATAGTTTGCATAATCGGGGTCAACATAGCTGTTAAATGAGTTTTTTGATTTATGTATTTCTTTAAGAATGTCTTTGTTGTTAAGGTAATTTTTCTTCCTCAATCGTTTCTCCTAGGTTTTATTATTTATTATAATATATGCAGTTAATTTTGTCAACTAAATATGTATAGGAGAAACAAATGGCTATTTTTGACGGATTTAACATAGGTACAGCAGCACCGAACACACGGCAAGCTGCTAGTTCATTAGTTAACGATATATCAAACAGATTAGGTTCAGCAGGATCTAATCTATTAAACAGCGCCGGCGCTTATGTAAATTCTAGAGACATACCTGCAAATGTTCAAAAAGCCAAAGGAGCATATCAAGCCGGAGACGCAGTATTCAATGGTGGTTCGCCTGACAATTTTGCTTCTAGAAACAGAATGATTCAAAATGGCTTACAAAATGTAACACGAGGTGCACCACCGCCTAACACTCAAAATCAAGCTGTGCAAGCAAGACTGATTGAAGATGTAAGAGGTGCAGAAGGAGGAGGCAATGTTGATTTTGATTGGAGAGTAAGTCTAACAGTTCCGGGTGAAATCAGTGACAGTCCTGTTTTAGCACCGCTGGTAGGGCAAACAGATGGAAGAATGATTTTTCCTTTTAATCCTGTTATCTACTTTCAACAGAGTGCAAACTATGCTCAGATACAGCCTACTCATTCGAATTATCCGTTTCATGCGTATCAAGGCAGTGTTGTTAATGACGTTACAATTACTGGTGAATTCTTTGTCGAGGATGAAGCAGATGCTGCATATTGGATCGGCTGTGTGCATTTTCTAAGAACTATGACAAAAATGTTTTATGGAAATGGCGACCTAGTAGGAAATCCACCTATGATGACTAGACTGAACGGATACGGTAAACACGTTTTAAACGACATACCCTGTGTTATTTCCAATTTCACAGTTGACTTACCTTCAGATATTGATTACATATCTGTAATAATCGAAGGAACACCGAACTATGTTCCTACACAGTCTACAGTAACAGTTACAGTATCGCCAAACTATGCAAGATCCAGTGTTTCAAAATTCAGTCTCAAAGACTTTGCTAACGGCAGCTTTGTCGGCGGCCCGGAAGGATTCGTATAATGGAAAATCAATTCTCACCCTATGCAAGAACTCCAATAACAGATCTTGGATTTTTAGATATACTAGTGCCACAGCCTATTCCTAGAGCTGATGATGATATTTTGTACTCAATTACATCAGCTTACACATATAGGCCAGATTTGCTAGCACATGATTTATATGATGACAGAAGACTGTGGTGGATATTTGCACAGAGAAATCCTGATGTTATCAAAGATCCAGTTTATGATTTTGTAGCAGGAACAGAGATATATCTTCCTCAGGACAGATATTTAAGATCAAGACTAGGTTTATAATATGGCAATACAGATACCTTTAAATCAAGTAAAAAATCAAGCACAGAGTGTAGTAAGTCAAGTACAAGGCATATCTACTGCGTCACCTCTCACAGCTTCGGTTACAACAGCAACTCAACAGCTAAATGAAGTAGCATCTGGCACTAATAATCTTTTAAACAGCAGACTTGGAAATTTAAATGACTTTGCAAATCAAGTTGATTATGAACTGAGCGAATTTTCAACAAAACTAACAGATTCAATTGAAGGAGTAGTTTCTCCAGTTCAACAGGCTATTCTTGAAACAACTACTGCTATTGATGTAGGCCTTGGCGGAGCAATTGTAAATGCTCAAAGTGTTGCAAATAATATTTCTGCTAATATAGGATCATCTATAAACAGCATTGTTGCGCAGGTTCCTGCAATCGGAGAAATTACCAGTTTTGCAAATCAATTAAGCGGTAGCATTGCAAATGTATCTGACACAATCAACAACATAGGCGGAACTATCAGCGGCATCAGTGGAGTTATATCTGGTGCAACCAGCGGTATTAGCTCTTCGATTAACAATATCGGCGGCGCAGTTAGCAGTATTACCGGATCAGGTGTCGGAGCAGCCGCTGGAATATCTGGTGCTATAGGCGGAGTTACTGGTAAAATAGGCGGAGCGATTGCCAGTGCTGCTGAACCGTTTGACAAAATAACACAAAAAGTAACAGATTTTAATAGTAAACTTAATGAAGGCTTAAACAAAATAAACGACAGAATAGAAAATGTTACTAGTACACTCGATGATATTAACACTTTCCTAACTAATCCAGGTGCAATAATACAGGGAAAACTAGACGAATTAATTGATGCAGGCATTGCGAAGATAATGGAACCGATTAATCAATTGGTCAATTTTGGTTATAACCTAGCTAATCAAATCAATCGTGCTACTAACATTGTAACACAGGAATTGTCAAATCTCACACAGTATGTTGGTGGTATTTTCACAGGTGTTTCTGCACTTTTAAGTAATGCACTAAGCGGATCAGATTTTTACAAAGAAAACAATCTCAATTATGCTGATGGAGAAATTGTACAAACAGAAAACGGTCCAAAACTTCTTAGTCCGCTGCGAAGATTTAATCACTACAATTATATTATCACACTGGGAATTCTAGAACCCGAAGAATACAACAATCCTAGGTCTTACAGAGGCAGCGGATTCAAAAGAGTAATTGCACAAAGCGGCGGCGGAGCATATGATCGAAGAGTACAAACTCTAGAAGAGGGCAACGACCATATGGAATACTTCATAGAAAATCTAGAAGTAGATGCTGTGGTTGCTCCTAACAGCAACACAGGAGTTGCACTAGGTACAACAATCAGCTTTCAAATTACTGAGCCTTATTCAATGGGCAAATTTTTAGAAACTATTGCACTAAGCGCAGAAGAATCTGGGCATAAACAGTATATGCAGGCTCCGTACTGTTTGAAAATAGATTTTGTAGGATGGAATGAATACGGCGATAGTCCAGTGCGAATTCAACGTCCTAAATACATTCCAATTATGTTTACTAAAATGGATTTTGACGTTGGTGAACAGGGTAGCACATATGAAGTCAATGCAGTTGCTTACAGTGAAGCAGCATTATCAAACAACGTTAATCAAACATTTACTTCTGTAGAAGCATCAGGCAGAACAGTAGCTGAGGTTTTGGAAATAACCAAAGACAGTGTTGGAAGAAATCTTAGTAGTAAAATTGAACGTGACGAAAAAAACGAAAAAATTAAAGGGGGCGACAGATACCTAATCTGTTTTCCAAAAACAAAAACTGCTCTTTACGAAGCTGCTCGCGGACTAGGTGCAAACGGCAGTATTGTTAATACTGCTGAACAACAGAACGCAGTTAATACAGGATCTGAACAAGCTGAGGTACAACTAGATAATCCGCGAGCTGCTGAATCTAATGTTGAAGTGGTTTACAGTGCTGCGCCAAAAACCTACCAGTATTTAAAATCCTGGTGCAACGATCCTAGCAATATAAATGTTATTGGTAAAAGTCCAGTTTGGGACGATGCAAGAGCAACTGACAGAGCACCTTATCCTCCTGCTGACAGTGCATATGATGCAGAAAATCTACTGTTTAATAGAACTTATGCAGAAGTACAATCAGAAGGAAGATCAAGGCCTTATAACTGGCACGAAGGCACTAGTGTTACAACAATGATAGAAGACGTTTTATTAACCAGCACGTATATACTCGATGCGCCTACTGAAGATCGAGAAATTCCTTTCTTTAAATGGTTTAGAATCGAAACTATGGTGTTTATTGAACCAGGATCTGATGCCGAATGCCAAACTGGGCGTCCTAGAAGAACTTATGTATATGCTGTGCATCCTTATTTTCCAGACGAAGCAAAAATAATTGCGCCAGGTCAAGCGCCTAAAGGTAACAATGATTTAAAACAGAAAGCTCTCAAAGAGTACAATTACATTTATACAGGTAAAAACGAAGATATTATTGATTTTAGTCTAAATTTCAATCAGGCATTTTATCAAACTGTGTTGGCTAATTTTGGTGAAGGTGCAGAATCGGGTAATATGCAAAACACAAAATCCTTAGATACAAAAGGATCAAATGTAGCAGAAAATCAAACTGGTTGCAGAAGTGGTTCTCAAGAACAGGGTGTAGAATTAGTTCAACAAACTAATATTAAAAACAGCAGAGGCGGCACATTTTACGAAGCCGGCAGTTTTGGTACAAAACGTAGAATAGCAGAAAGCGTCCATGATACTATTATTAATTCTCCTCTAAACATGGTAACTGCTGAAATGGAAATCTGGGGTGATCCGTATTTTATTCCTACAGAACAAGGCAATTACAGTGCTGAACCTGCCGGTCCGAGTTTAACCCAAGACAGTACAATGAATTACATGCAGAACGAAGTATTATGCATAATAAATTTTAGAACACCCTTGGATTATAAAATTAATGGGTTTGTAATGAACATGCCGGAATTAGTAAAACCTTTTAGCGGTGTGTTTCAGATTTGGGCAGTTACTAACAAATTTTCAGAAGGACAATTTACTCAGACACTTAAACTAATAAGAAGACAAAATCAAACCAATACACCTACAAATAACCAAGGTGCAGTTGTGCCAAGCAATAAAGAAAATTCTCAGAAAACTTCAGGATCACCTGGACAAGTTGGTGGAAATCAAGGTGCAACTCGCTCAGGTGATCTTGGTGATGGCTTGCGCGGCGAACCAGCAACTTCAACTGGTATAACTACACCTGAAATTACTGTAACAACACTTCCTGGACAAAATACTGGTACACCTTTGACAATTCCTGCCGCAGGAGCTGGATCTTTATTGCCACCTCGGCCTATTGAGCAAATAGTAAATGGTACCAATGCTGCATTAGATAGAATTACGCAAACACCAGCTGGCCGCCCGCCGGTGGGCACAATTTCTGCGCCTGAAGTTGATCTCCCTAATGTAGATCTAGGAGGAAGAACAAGAATCAACACAGAAACTGGTAGACTAGAGTCAGGATTCTAACAGTAAACTTTAAAAGTATCTAAGTACTAAAAGGAAAAGAAATGAGCAATTACGAAATTAATCAACAAGATTATGCAATTCTAAACTTCATTGCTTCTAAAGAATCAAAAGGACAATACAGTATAGTATATCCTAGTACTGTTCGACCTGAAATAATAGAATATACTATTAACATGATTTTAGATTTGCAAAATGAAATGGTCAAAAGTTCATTGGCTACTGAATATTCACGAGCTTCATCAGTGGGTAGATATCAGTTAATTAAAGACCAAGTAAAATCTGCGGCAGATTCGATAGGATTAGACAAAGAATTAACAAAATTTTCTAAAGATATTCAAGACGCAATGTGTATACAACTTATAAAAGATACATGCGACTATGAAAAATGGCTTTTAGAAGAAATAGAAACTGAAATATTTCAGTTTAAATTAGCAGGGCAATTTGAAAGTATTCCATTATCTTGTTCTCAAAATGATGACACAAAGCGTTTAGGAAGAATTGGAAGTCTAGAAGCACAGCATGATTGTGATACAACAACTGATGAGTTAGATGATATAAGATCTATGGATCCAGGCGCACCTGTAAAAATACCCATCCAAATTAACACAACATCTGGAGTAAGTCCTGCTGAAGGAAATACACTCAAAAGAATAGCTGAAAATGCCACTGCTGGAACTGTAGTGACCGGCGGTCACTCTGGATTCTCGCAAAATACTGTTACTCTACCTTCTGTTGATAATCCTTACCAATATGAACCGGTAGATCCGTTTGATGATAGATATGATTTTAGAACAGGCAAGAAAGTTATTGATATAGGAATCAACGGCACAAGTGCTGCTACTAATCAATCAACTCCGGGATCAGTTAGTACAAATGATACTCCTTCACAGCAGGTTAAACAGCCTCCTCCTACACAAGGACCAGACGATGGATCTAGACAAAGTACACCAGAACTTACACAAGGCGATGATATTTTGTTTCAGCAACCACTTACAGCATCTGGTTCACAAGCTGGAAGTCAACCTTTACCTACTAATAACGCAACAATAAATATTTCTTCAGACGGTACTGTATTAAATCCAGAAGCCGATCCTGAATTTGCAGCACTACAAGATGAATATTTGGCAAGAGCTAGAAGAGTAACAGGTAGAACGCGATCAACCTAAAAGTTTAAAATCGAGCAAGATAAAAATGTATGAATACACTAGATCAGCACTGAAAGACGGTAACCTAGGACACAACGGTCCCTATGAAGCTATGGTAATCAGTCACCTTGATAGATATTACCAAGGCACACTGTTGGTAGAACTTATACGACATTACGGTTCTTCAAATGTAGGTCGTAGAAGTGGCCAGCTTATGGCAGTGAGGTATGTTTCTCCATTCTACGGTGTTACACCCTATGACGGTCTCAACGAAAATGACGGTTATCAAAATACTCAAAAAAGCTACGGATTTTGGGCAGTGCCGCCTGATTTTGGAACTAGAGTTCTTGTGATTTTTGCTGAATCCAGTGGGCCTTACGGTTATTGGATAGGCTGTATTCAAGATCCCGGTATGAATTTTATGACTCCGGGAGGAGTTGCTACTAGCACTATTTTAACAACCGACGGTACACCTGAAGAATTACAAGGTAAAAAATTACCTGTTGGTGAATATAACAAGCTGATTGAAACAGGCGAAGCTGTTGATCCTACACTGTTTAAAAAGCCCTATAACAAAGATTTTACTGAAGTTATGCAGGTTCAAGGACTGCTAAACGATGAAATTAGAGGTACTACAACTTCAAGTGCTAGAAGAGAAATACCATCTATGGTATTTGGTATTTCTACACCCGGACCGTTGGATAAAAGAAAAGGACATTCTAAAGCAAAATACGGTGCCGCAGAAGAAGAAGCTGAAATACCTTTTAATAGACTAGGCGGATCTAGTTTTGTTATGGACGACGGCGACGATAAATTTGTGCGTGCTACTCACGCAGAAGACGGCCCGCCTATCTATCTCAACAGAGAAGCAGGCGAGCAAGGCGGCGACGAAACAATACCTCAAAATGAATTAGTAAGACTGCGCACTAGAACCGGGCATCAAATATTAATGCACAATTCTGAAGATTTAATTTACATTGCAAATTCACGTGGTACTGCTTGGTTAGAATTTACGTCAGACGGAAAAATTGATGTTTATGCCTATGACAGTATTTCTCTACACACTGACAATGATTTTAATCTCAGTGCTGAACGTGACATTAATATGGAAGCTGGTAGAAATGTTAATATTGCTGCCAGTGACAGATGGAGTGATTACAAAAAAGTAGAGCAGGGAAAATCCAGCGGAGTTGTTAGAGTTGAAGGCAGAAACAGTACTGACTTATATTCTGTAGAAAGCATAACTTTTGAAACTGAGAGAAATTTTGAAATAAAATCAAACAGTGACATTGTATTCTCTGCTTCTCAAAATATCCATTTAAATTCACAAGGTCATATCTACGAAACTGCGGAAAATGCTATTCATCAATCTGCAGGACATAGCATTTATAGATATTCAAAAAGCAATATTAATGACAAAGCAGAAGGTATAATGTTTCAAACAGCAGACGGTTCTATCTATAGAAAAAGTCTTTCAGAAAGCATTTATGATCAGTCAAACTTAGAACATCACACTTATGCAGGAACAGATATATTTAGAAAAAGTTTAGCATCTATTCATGACAATTCAGAAACATCTATATTTCGATCTGCACTTGTAGATATACATGATAAAGCAGATTCTAAAATATTTAACGATGCAGGCTTGGGTATTAATAATACATCAGGTTTAGATATACGCAATGATGTAGACGGAAACTTTTTTATAAAAGCAGGTGCAAATCTTGCATTTGACGGATCAAACATACATTTAAACAGTGGTTTATCGTTAGCAGGCGAACCTGCTGTTCCGTCGTTAGTAGCAACTCCTGCAATTGGTGCAAGAAAAGCCACTGGAGCAAACAGTTCTAGCGGAGTAACACCTATGTTGAATTCGCATACTGTTCCGTATGTAATGCCAGGATCAGGCGAAATATTATCTATGAAAACCAGTATACCAAGAGTGCCGCAACACGAGCCGTGGCCGCACCACGAAAACCTTAATCCATTGGCATTTAAAAAGAATGAAACTGATATTGAATATCTAGGAAGATTGCCCAGTGCAGACAGAATTCTCACACCTGATACCTTTGCTAAAGGTCAAGCCGGTATAAAATCCAGTGTAAGAATCGGCGGCAGCGGCGGCAATATAGATACAGGAACTGAAGGAAGTTATGGCAATGACGGAGATGTTATTGGGGGAGATTTCAACGGAAGTCCAGGTGCAATAGGCGAACCTGGATCAGGATCAATACCTGCTGAGGTTGCAAATATTATTGCTCCGCCTAGTCAAAATGCATCGAGCAATGTACCGGGAACATTACCTAGCAACGTAAGATCTTTGGCTCCTAATCCTAGACAGAATATACTTGACAGTATAAGCATAGCTGCAAAGACTGTAGTCCCTAATGGAGAAGTGCAAATAATTGAAGGCGGCGGAGCGAACAATAGAGCAGCAGGAACAGTAAACCATATTTACGGACATGCAGCAGATATTGTTATAGTAGTAAATGATCAGATAATTAAAACTTTTGACAATCCTTTATTATTCACAAGATTAGCAGAAGAATTGATTGTAAATGCCAATGCTCGAGGAGTAAGACCAGGTTTAGGTGCATATAATTATATGTCAACTAAAGATGGAAAGCCTTATCGAAAAGGCTTCCTACATTATGACGAATCTCCATGGCGTCAAAGACCGCTTACTTCTACAGACAGATGCGGTACATGGGGTTCATTTAGCAGTATAGTAAGAAATGCCGAAACCAATGTTATTAATGGTCGACGTACGGCGCTAGATAAAGAAACAGAAAAACTAGTCGGCAATCCAAAATCTGAGTTTCCTTCTGCAAATACAAATGACGGAAATGCAGGTACAACTGCTGCTCAAGACGAAGGTGGCCCAGGCACAGACGACACACCACCACCGCCTCAAGCCCCGCCGCCCTCAGAGGAATATCCGTTTGTGCACCCTGAAGACAGAGCCGAGTTTGGCGATATTTGGACATTTGATACTGCTGATAGAATGATTGAATATAAAAATAACGCAATTTCACCTTTCTACTTTCCGGGCAATGATTTTGATGTTATATTAACAAGAGATAATGACGACGGCGGCAGAATTACACTATGGGTATGGAACAGCGATGGCGCAGGCTTTTGGCAGCCTCTTACTATATCCGGTTATGAAGCTATCCTAGGAGAAAGTCAAACTTTTCTATATGAATACGAAAGTATACCTAGAGAACCTTGATTTTATAAGATAAATACGTTATGAGCACATTAGAAAAAAATCTATACAAACGAGTATCAGTTAACTCAGAAACACGTCGAGCAAATGTAGGACGTGCTTATCGCGGTTTTTCCACTGTGAGCGAAAACACAGAAAATTTTGCTTTATACGATTTTGAATTGATCAAGCAAGACATTATTAATCACTTTCATATTCGTCAAGGTGAAAAACTCAGTGATCCTACTTTTGGAACTATTATTTGGGATGTGCTTTTTGAACCCTTTACAAACGCAGTAAAGTCTGCTATAATAGAAAATGTTACCAAAATCTGCAACTATGACAAGCGAGTAAGAGTAGAGGAAATTCTAGTTGATACCTACGAAAATGGCATTGAAATTGCCTGCACACTTTCGTATCTTCCCTATAATATTTCAGAACAAATGCTGTTTAGATTTGATCAAAATTCTGTAACGCAATAATATACGCAGTTTTCAATTTGTGATAAATATCACATATAACAAGGAAACTAAGTATGTCATCAACAGACAGACAATCTAGGCTTTTAGCCACTGAAGACTGGAAAAGAGTATACCAATCATTTAGAAACGCAGATTTTCAAAGCTATGATTTTGACAATCTACGTAGAACAATGATCAACTATCTGCGTCAAAATTATCCTGAAGATTTTAATGATTATATTGAAAGTTCAGAATATCTTGCACTGATTGATCTTATTGCATTCCTAGGACAAAACCTCAGTTTCCGTGTTGACCTTAATGCAAGAGAAAACTTTCTAGAAACTGCCGAACGTAGAGAATCAGTATTACGTCTAGCAAGATTGATATCATACAATCCTCGTAGAAATCTCGCTGCTAATGGACTGTTGAAATTTGACACTGTGCGTACCACAGAGTCAGTAAGAGACAGCACTGGCAGAAATCTCGCAGGAGCAACCATTCGTTGGAACGATCAATCAAATACCAACTACTTTGAACAGTTTGTAAAAATTCTAAATGCAGCATTGCCTGTAAACAACACAGTCGGCAGACCGTTAGCTAGACAGTCTATCAGCAATGTAATTACAGAACAGTATAGATTCAGTGGTGCTAATGTCGATATTCCTGTCTATAAATTTGATAAATCTGTCGAAGGTGTTAGCACAAAGTTTGAAGTAGTAAGCACAGCAGTTTCCGGCGAAAATATTGTAGAAGAACCACCATTGCCTGGCAACTCACCTAGTTTTCTTTTTAGAGATGACAATCAAGGTGCTGGCAGTAACAATACGGGATTTTTTATGCATTTCCGTCAAGGTACTTTGGAAAATGGTGCATTTACTATTGAAAATCCTACACCGAATCAAACTGTTAACATTGATGCTGTTAACATCAACAACACTGATGTATGGCTTTACAATATAGATTCAAATGGTTTTGAAACAAATATTTGGAGTAAGCTTGAATCAGTTGAAGGTAATAATATAATCTACAACAGTTTATTTGAAAACAAAAGAAATACCTATGCAGTTTCTACTAGAATAGAAGATAGAATTAATCTTATTTTCAGTGATGGTGTATTTGGTAATTTGCCATCCGGCGGATTTAGAGTATATTACCGAACAAGTGATAATAGAAACATGGTAATATCTCCAGGCGATATACAAAACGTTTTGGTAGATATCCCGTACATCAGTCGTAGAAATACTGAAGAGATTCTTACTGTTGGTCTTAGCTTAAAGGAAGCAGTATCTAACAGCAGAACCACTGAAACCAATGCAGAAATCAAACAAAATGCACCTGCAACATACTACACACAGAATAGATTAATCACAGGTGAAGATTATAACATAGGTCCTCTCGGACTAAGCACAGACATTATCAAAGCAAAATCTGTAAATAGAATTGCCAGTGGTATTAGCAGAAACTTTGATCTCAAAGATCCTTCGGGTAAGTATTCTAAGACACAGCTTTTTGCCGATGACGGTGTTCTTTATAAAGAAGATTTTACTAAAAAAACTGAATTTACGTTTGCTAATCAGAGTGATATCGAAGGAGCAATTTTCAATATTGTAGAGCCTATAACTGCTTCTGACGAATTGAGAAATTTCTATTATGACAAATTTAACAGAACAGTTGCTACTGATCTAAATGCTGTATGGGAATCAGTTACTGATCAAACAAATCAAAACACTGGTAAGTTTACACAAGAAGGACAGCCTCTCAAAGTGGGAAGTTTTGTAAACAATGCTCTGCGTTTTATAGAACCTGATGCATTAGTTAAATTTGTTCCGCCTAGTGGTAAATTCTTTCTACCCGACGGTGGGCTTGCTGACAGTTTACAAACCAAAGGAGCAACTGAATACCGCTGGGTAAAAATAGCAGGTGTATTTGAAGATGGCACTGAAAATACACTAGATGGTTTTGGACCTATTACGATCAATGATCGT